TTGCGTTCGTGGCAGGAAGAGTTGAAGCTTGTCGTAGACGGGCCACCCGACGACCGTACCGTTGTTTTCGTCGTGGATCGAGAGGGCAATAAGGGCAAGACTTGGTTCGCGCACTGGTACTCGAGTAAGAACGCAAATGTCCAGGTTCTTCAGCCTGGAAAGAAGACAGATATGGCGCACTGCCTCGACAGCTCTTGTCGAGTCTTCTTTTTTGACGCCCCCCGTTCGAAGCAGGGAGAGTATATTCAGTACGACTTTTTGGAGGATATTAAGAACGGATATGTATTTTCACCGAAGTATGAGAGCAGGTGCAAAATAGTTCAGAAGGCCCATGTGGTTGTTTTGATGAATGAACTTCCTGATATGACAAAATTGAGCGAAGATAGGTATGATATTCGTGAAATTTAAAATCAATTATTTAGGATAAATAAGATTTTCCTTGCTGAGACTCGGTATATTAATCCAGATGTTGTTACATATAGGAAGTAACCGTTAGGCTGCATAGCCGTTAGCTGTTGATGGGACGTATGTATCCACCAGCGTATATCGGTTGATTTGCCGTTGCCCAGCTTGCAGTCGACGGGGTATCCGTTGATGCGGAAGTCGAAGACATGAGGCTCTGAGTTTACGATGACGTTGTTGCCTCTCTTGCGCATGTAAGCTGCAATGATGTGCTCGGCATCTTCCCAAGAGTGGACTGGCCGTTCTACGGCCCCAATGAAGCGGAAGTACCGAATAGGTACGCGTACGACGAATCTGTTGGAGTCGGAGTACTCTGCCATGGTATGAATGAATGAGGTAAACACCCGGAACCCCCCTCCACTCTATGTATTTATGGAGCGAGCATTAGGGCGAAGCCCGGCGAGCGACGCACGCGGGCCGAGCTTGCGATGGCCCGCGTGTGTGGTTGCCGCGAAAAATTAACCCGTAACCGTAAGGTGAGCACGAAGTGGCCAAAACCAGTATTACGCCACTTCGTGCTCAGCGCTCACCTTAAGGTTAAGAGTTAAAAATACCTACGTGATTTTTAACGACTAGATGTTAAAGGTATGCGCTGAGCTAATTTTTTGTCTGTTTATGTACACATGTAAATGAAATGTAGAACGTGAATTTGCATTACATCCGCCTCACGGCGGGTGTGGTGAACCTCGTTTTCGTGAGCTGACCCTCGAAGTTGGGGATGCGAACGTTTTTTGTCATGAGACGAGCCGGCTGCGTGTCTTCGCGATAAGCAACTTCTTGCAGCGAGACGACATCGTACGTTAAGTTCGATGCGCTAGCCGTCCGTCCGTGTAATTTGATCATGATGACATCCCATGAGGGATCTGACATCTTGTCAATGGTGCAGGGGGCTGTTCCGGGTGGCCCAACGAAGTTGTGGTCGTTGTCTCTTGAATTGAGTCCAAATTGGACGAGATGAATATCTTTGAGTTTTCCTGTCTGGTACGTTTGATAATTGCTGAGGTCAACATCCGTCGTCGGAAGGTTGTACAGCACTTGAGCCCAGTCGCCGCTGGCGATGGTGAAGTCTGCCGCAGCATAAGGTACACGGGCGGCTTCCCAGTATCCGTCGTTTTCCAACGCGGCGTTGTTAAGCGTTAGACGGAGACCAACTCCCGCAAGACGTATCGTACGGATGAGGGCGCGGTTTTCATCGGTGTTAACGTGATAAGGGTAGGGCGATGGCCCGTTGTTGGAACCGCTGATTTGCCAGGAGAAGTTGTTGCCGAATCCTGGGAACAGCGCGATGTAAGAAACCGCGGAGGTGTTTAGGGCGAGTTCTCCAGTTTGTCGAAGACGAATTCCTGCGGACCGTTCAACCTGGCCGTCGAGCAATTTTTTGGGAGCTACGTTGTTGGTGAACGGGTTGATGAGCAATCTCATGTAATCGGCGTAAGCCGATGAGACGGTGCGCTGTGAGGCTGCCATGGTCGGAGCTTTTGCGAGGGTTCTTGTGGCAGGCTTGGCGACACGTTTTGTGGCGGCAGGTCGGGCGCGGGCTTTTGAGACCGTTGTTTTTTTACGCACGACCTTTTTCTTCACGGGCGCTTTGCGCTTTGTGACAGTTCTTTTTCTAACTGTGGTGGTTTTTTTAACAGGCATGTTAAAACAGTTAAATTTTGAAAATTATGACAAATACTATTAAGGACACGCGCTGACCGCGTTTCCGCCCCACTTAATTCGGAGGGAAGTGTTGCTGGCGTCCGAATTCCATGCCAGGCCGACTTTCGTTCGTCCCCAGAAGGGACCTGCATGGCCTGTCATTCCTTCGTTGCAAACAGTCGCGCCAAGGATGCGCGCGAACTTCACTGACCAGGGAATGTTTGTGTTTGTGCCGAGCACTCCCTCGGCAAATGATGTGTCTGTGACGCATTCAAGACCCGGGTGCTCTGCTAGGTAGGGTTCTTGATCTTCACACGAAGGTATAAACGAGGCACCGCAGTGTGGGTTTGTTCCTCCGAAGCATGGTCCGTATGAGGAATCAAATGTGCCTGGATAGGCTGCGTCCCACACGGTGGAGAATTTACGTTCAATGGCCCACTGGCTTTGTAGGAAAAGTCCAGTGTCGGCCTCAATGGGTGTAGTAATTCCAAATAGACTTCGGAAATGTTGAATTACTTTAATATTCCATGCGTCGATTTCCGCGACGGTAGGATTCGTTGCGTCGCGGAAAGGAGGTGGGACTTGACTGTCGTAGAGTTGTTTCAAGCCCCGCATGGTGTTGATGTTGGGGAATGCCCAAGCACAGATTTCTGCCGTGGTCATGGAACATGCATCCATCGGTACCCCATCCCATTCAGCAGCCTCCCATTGTTCGGGCGTTAGCCAGAAGATGCCGTCCGGCGATTGGTCTGAGTTTCCGGCGGCTTGGGAGATGCTTGTTTGGTATTGGATGTCCGCTGCCCCGCCAATCCCTCCACTTGTGTGCGTTGGAGTGTGTTGCGTTAGCACGCGGTCTTCCGTTGGGCGCGCCGATCCAGACGCGAAGTCTTCGAACGGGGATGGACTCGGCACACTCGGGAATGGCGGAGGTTGGTCGGATGACTCGAGTAGTTCACGAGAGGGCGACTGTTGAGGTTCGCTCTCGGGTTGTTCTTCAAATTCGATTTCGTCTGGGTTCTCCCAGTATTGTTCACAAAATTTGCAACAGTCGCAATACACCATGGCAGCTGCGATTATTTCAGATATTATAGAATCGGTCGGGCAAGCAGGTCAAGCTGTCCAAGGGACGAAGGATCTGATTGAGTCTATCAAGGAAGGTTTTGATCATTTTAATGACCCGATTTCTTCACCTTTGCCCGACGACAGTGAATTGGCTCCTTTGCCACCACTCCCTGAGATCTCGACGATAGGAGCCGGCGCGAAGCGTCCGTTGCCCGGTACTCCGGGTGGTTTGGAGCCCCCATTGAAGAAACCAAGGCCAATTTCGGATGCAATTCCTGAAATTGGGTTTGAAGCAGAGGCAGATCGACGTCCAATTCCTATTGACGGAGGAGGATCCCATCCGGGTCCCTTACCTGAACTGCCTTCAGCAGAGGATTTCTTTCAGCCCGCCGAACCGATTTCGAGGCCGTTTCTTCCAGGGATGATTCAGGCGCCTTTGGAGCCGTCCAGAAATCCGTTTCAGTCGATTGCCGACGCAGTCGCCGGTCTTGTCCCTCCGGACAAAAAAGAAATTAAGGACATGATTAATTTCTTGCCTACCAGTCCGGACCCTGTGGAACTTCCCGATGAGGTGCAGGATATTATATCGGGAATTGGGACAGCTTTGATTCCGGGGCAGTCACGTCCATTTGACGGTGAATGTCCTACTCCTGGTACGAAGAACAAGGATGGGTGGATATACGGCTCGAAGGGTTATTGTCTCCCATATACACCCACGGAACAAGCTCACTACGACGCGTGTCGCAAGGAGAAGTGTAAGGGCTGCCCTATTTTCAGGACCGTTTATACAAATAGAAAGCCCGGAGCGGGAAAAACTGCTTGTAAATGCAATTAAATTTTAGGTAACGTGAATTTAAGTGTTTTTTTTACGAAGTTCCTTGACTGTGTTGAGGACTTCTTTAGCCATAAGTGTAATGTTGGCGTAAAAGCTCCCTTTAGTGTATCGGCGATAACATTTAATTTCATCTAAGAGTTCTTCGATCAACATCTCGATTTTATCGAGAGCATCGCTGGACGAAGTCAGCGATGAGGATTCGTCGTCGCTCATTTGAGCTTGGTTTGAAGGCGTATGTGACGAATTTTATTGCAAGTTTTGCAACGATCGACGTAGGCGAAGACGATAGTCTCGTAAGTCGTTGTTTCCACGTTGTGGCAAAACCTCTGCGTGTTAACGCACGTGCTTTGTTGCTCGAAGGACAAAGTTGGTTGGTTTGAAATGTCCGTTGCCAAGCCGGGCGAGCTGCCAAAGGGTATGGCTAAGTTTTTAATTGGCGCGAGATTTGAAAACCAAGGGTCGCGTTTTGCATTGGCATCAATTGCGAAGGATTCGTCGTCAGACGAAGATGATGAACCGTTGTATAGTCCTTTGTTGCCTGACATGTTTGGAAGGAGATGCCAACCCTTCAAGGGAAACACTGGTGTTTTACTGTCAATAATCCGAGCGAGGACGCCCGCAGGGCGGTTCGCGAGTTGATCGACGACGGAGCGGTAGCGTACGTCGTCGTTGGGCGCGAAGTTGGAGAAGGCGGAACGCCGCACCTCCAAGGCTTTTTGTCGTTGATTAATCGACGCCGTATGACGACAGTCAAGGCGTTGTTTGGGGCGGTCAATCCACACCTTGAACGTGCTCGAAATGTTCCAGCTTCAATTGCGTATTGCAAGAAAGATGGCGATTTTGATGAATACGGAGCTATGCCCGGATCTCATCAGGGTGAACGTAGTGATATCGATGCGTTTAAGGAGGATGTCAAGCAAGGGAACGTCGATATGCGGTCCTTGATTGAATTGCATTCAGAAGTGTACGCTAAGTACACGCGGTTTGTGGTTGATTACGTCAGTATGAATGCACCGACACGTCCCGTGGAGGAACATACTTTGCGTTCGTGGCAGGAAGAGTTGAAGCTTGTCGTAGACGGGCCACCCGACGACCGTACCGTTGTTTTCGTCGTGGATCGAGAGGGCAATAAGGGCAAG